CCCGGGAGGTGCCCCCATCCCACCCTGCTGTGCAGCCATCTGGATCTGCTGCAGCTGCACCATGAGCTGAGCCTTCTTGAGCTCGATCTCCAGTTGCACCAGCTCGGGGGTCGGACCCTGCATGAGGGCCTGCTCCCTGGCTGCGATGATTCTGTCTTGGATCTTCTCTGCAGGAGGCGGTCCCGTGTTGGCCATGTCCATGGCCTCCCAGAGGGTCCATGGGTCCATGATGTTCTCCCGGAACATCTGCAGAATGAGCATTTTCTGCTCAGAATGTGAGATGTTCAGGAAGGTGTTCGGAGCCACGTTGAACTTGAAGTTGTGGTGGTGCTCCTTCGCGCGGTCGGCCCTCGGGGTCACTGGTTTCCCACTCTCACCCAGCTCCCCAGACGGAACCATGGTGTCAGGGTCGAAGTCGAAGTCCTCAACCACCATACCGTTCGGGCCGATGATCTCAAACCGCCTCTGCTGGTCGTAGTACTGGAAGAACCCTACCTTCAGGAGCTCCGCGAGCTCACCCAGAGAGGTCTCCATAGACCTCGCCCGGACCCTCAACAGAGGACTCATGCTCTCCATGTACTTCGACATCGTGTCCGCAGAGGGCATCTGCTTGAGCTTGGCGAGGTCCTGGAGTCCCTTGGTGCCAGCGATCTCGTCCATCTCGTTCTTGAGGTACTGGATGTAGTCGAGGTACCAGTTAGGGAAGGTGGGTCCGTCGATGATCTGGAAGCCCTGGCCCGCCACGTTGTTGTTCAGGTAGGCCTTCATCCCGGCTTTCCTGGTGTCGATGGCGTCCAGAGTGGTCTTCGCTACACTGGATCGATCGGCAATGACCCCTCTCCGAACCCACTGGGACACACCGTCTTCGAGCCCACGAAGGGCCTCGTTCAGGGCGTTCTGCAGCGGGATGATGTCCCCAATGATGGCCGAGCCGAGAAGGGTCCACGGGAGGGGCTCCAGGGTAAACCTGACCAGGGGGAACATCCCGTGCCAGTAGGGGTTGGGACCGTCTTCACAGACCGCGTCCTGGGTGCAGACGATGAGTCTCCCTCGGGGGTAGAGCCTGGATTCCACCTCTCCAGCCTTCTTTCCCGTGGCAGGGTCTTCCCAGCCAAGGTTGGGGACTTCGTACTCCCAATTCGTGCCAGGGCGACCCATCTTGATGGGCTGGAGCCCAGTATTTATGGAGTCGTCCTTCAGGTAGATGAAGAACAGATCAACCGTGTTATGGGGATCAGCTTGTTTGCCCTCGTACCCCCGGGTGAGCGTGGCCCAGGCGCTGGAGAGAACATTGTACATCGAGCCCCCCTCTCGGGTGGCCGGTGCAATCCACGTCCCCTTGGTGGTGCCGATCTTGTGCTGCTTGAGGGGATACATGCCTCGAACGGTCTGAACCGGGAGGTTCATCCGGATGCACACGCCCCGCCAGTCCTGGATCGTGTCCGAGTAGATGGGCTCGATCGGGATCACATCCTGAGGACCCATAGGCACAATGGTGAAGTCTCCACCAGCTGGGCGGTCCGGATCCCACTGCAGGTAGGCATACCCAGACCCCCCACACATCGCGTGGGTGAGAACGCTCTGGAGTCTTCGATCTGCCTCAGAGTTCTTCCACCAGGCCCTAGCGAGCTTGGAGAGCACTTCCGCCTGGTTCTTGAAGGCGTAGTTGAAGGTCTCGTAGTTCCAGATCGGGCGGACGTCGGTGAGAGCACCAATGGTTTCAAGGACGATCTTCCTCAGGCGGTTGTCCGAGAGCCTGGAGATTGCCCTCGACCTCAGAGGAAACTGCTGCCCGTCAACGAACTTCTTGGAGTTCTCGTACTCCATGTAGGGGCGTTCCTTCTTGAGGATGCCCATACCGTCTGAGATCTTCCCCTTAGCCCAACCAAGGATGTGGTTCTCGTACTCCAGTAGTGCCTTCGGGGGGTTATCCATAGAGGTCTAGCTCCATTTTCCTAGGAAGGACATTCTGCTGCCTGAATGGCTCGAAGCTCGATGTACTTCTCCGGGGTGATCCCCACGAGGCCAAGATCTCCAGGTCCCTGACACACAGGTGTAGGTGTGGGGTCAGTGAAGAAGTCATAGGTAGGTCCACCTGGGCAGATGATCCTCACGAGGAACCCGTCCCCAAGGGACACACACTGCTTCACCGCCGGGCCTCCACCGTCGGGACAGGTCTGCGCCAGGGTGATGTCCTCAGCGGTGAAGCAGCAACAGGGGGGAACGGGGTCAGATTCCAGTGGTCTGTAAGGGCTGGCTCCATATGGAAGTCCGTAACCCTTCCCTGCCCGGACGTCCTCTTTGTACTTGTCATACCCCATTCAGAGACAATCTCCAACCCATCTAGTACCACTGCCCCGGGTTGCCCCGGCCCGACCCCTCGGAGTAGACCTGCTCTCCGGTTCGCCAGTCAGTACCTACAACTCTCTTATCGATCCAGGCCGAGTCTGGACGATGAACCACCCCTGCAGCCTTGCAGGCTGCTTGGAGCTCCCGATCGTTGTAGAAGGTCCTCTCTACCCCATCGATGTTGGAGGTAGTGAGAGGCCACGCGGCAGACCCCGACTTGATGGAGTGGTCCACCTCGTGGTCCCACCAGGGGTGGCCCTCTTCACCACATTCGGTACACTTCCCAGGCTTAAATGCCATCAGCCCCAATCTCCTCTTTGAAGTCAGCCTCATCTGACAAGGCTTGAGCATCTACCCTCTTCACCTCAAGTTCGAACCTTCCAAGGTCGCCATTCATCTCGGAATAGAGAGCCTTGATCATCTCGTACATGAGCCCGACTTCCCCGTTGGGGAGCTTTCTCTCAACCCTGCGGAGGCGTTTCTTCACCTCCACCAGGACCTTCTGGTTCTCTGCCTCATCCTCGATATGCCCAGAGAGCTTCGAATGGAGCCGGATCAGTGTACCAGAGTTCCCCAGCAGGAGCCCGGTTGCTCCAACTACCGCCGCAGTGATGATGTCAGCTGACACTTCCATGGCCTCTAGAACCCAGTGTACTCGATATAGCTTCCTGCGTAGATGACTATGTTGGTGGTTCCCGCTGCGGTCTCAACTCCATAAGTGATCGTGAAGCTTCCAGAAGGAGTTCCCCCCGCCTTGAAAAGACAAGAGATATCGATGCGTTGGTAGGCAAGTCCCCCGGTAGCGTTGTTCCCTGAACACTCATCTGTACCCACGGGGGTGTACTTGATGATGTTGTTGTTGGGAGAAGTCATCCCGTGCGTTTCACAAATGCCCTCAGGGTCCAGGCCAGTCGGCCACGCAATTCCAATCTGAGCAGCATCCGCTCCCACATCAGTGGACACAATGAACTGGCCCTCTACCTTGTAGATAGTGTTAGCCACAGGAGCGAACGTGATCGAGGACGAAACTGGAGCAGAAGAGCACTGAGCAGTAGTCGTCACGTCTGAGGCCAGTACCAACCTCGTCGGCAACGCGGGGATGTCACTCGTCAGGGCGACCGTTCCGGAAGCGGCAGGGAAATTGATTGTATTGCTCCCGCTCGGAGCGGTGAAGCCGATAGTTGTGTCGTTCGTCCCATCATTGACAACCAGGGTGATGTTGGGGGTGCCAGCGCTCAAGTAGAGCCCGACCTGGGAGGTGCCGTCGGATGTCTCGAAGGTCCCATTCCCCGTCGTGTTCATGAACAGCTGAGCAGCGCCGGAGGTTCCCGCACTCCCAAGGTTTACCCAATAGCTACCGAACCCTACGGAGGTCAATTGGAGAGCAGCGTCGAAGTTCCCGTTCACGAATAAAGCATTGAGCTCCCCCTCCTGGACGAACAGCGTTCCGGGGAGTGGTCCACCAGAATCGACAGAGATCCCGACCAGACTTGAGTCCTGGATGAACACCGCCGGAAAGCCCGCATCGTAGCACACGCCACTCGTGGGAGAAGCCGTGAAGGAGTAGGGAGGAGCAACACAGCCAGAGGGCCCGAGGACAGGAGCCGTGATGGTTCCTCCCACGAAGGTAGCAGAAGGCCCCGAGACGATCTGGGCCTGGGCAGCTACGCTGCCCAGGAGGAGGAGCGCGAGCGCTCCCACGGCGCTAAAGATGTACCTCATCTTACTGTAGCCCCAGGACTTCGAAGTGGGCCGCGCCCTCGACGTAGATATCTCGCAGGTTCACGTGGTACCCGTTGAGGATCTCCGCCAGAGAAGCCCCATCCACCAGGGTGAGCATGACTGTCGTGGGGTCTCCTGCCTGGTCCAGGGTAGAATCTCCGATGTAGAGCACCGCTCCCTCGCCATCCTTGTTGCGAATGGTCAGGTTCATGACGAACATCGGATCGCGCCGATCCTCGTCAATGAGGCTTGCGGCCACCAGGAGGTTGTAAATCGAGTCAGCCGGAACCGTCCCGGTGATCGACCCTCCAATGAGCTTAGCCATTACACACCACCTCTGCCCTTCAGGCCACCCTTGGGCTTCCGCAGGGAGGCAGAGTCACTCGCATCCCGCTGCTCGGGATACATGGGGAATCCACCATGCGTTCTGGTGTCCTTGCCTTCGAGCTCACCAACCTCGACCATGGGCATCCCCACCCCGTGGGAGTGCCAGTAGCAACCCGGATGGGTCTCGTGGACCTCCTCAGAGGTATACTTGAGCCCACTGGACATGCCCCAGAAGCCATTCTTGTTCTTGTACACCTGTTCCATCTTGAATCTCCTAGAAAGGAAGCGGACGAGCTCCGTATCTCCCCCCGCCTTGCCGCATGGTGGAGAGGAACTCCTGGAGGGTCATGCTCGGGTTGGACTTGAGGAGATCCTGCATGAAGCCCATGATGTTTGCCCCCTCCTGTCCCATATCCACGATGCGATTCATCTGACCAGCAGTGCGCCCAACATCCTCTGAATAGAGTAGGTCGGCCAGATCCTGGGGGGTACCCATCTGGGGCATGGAGCCGGGGCCGGGAGTGGGGGCTGCGCCCCCAGAGGCCCCATTCACCTTCATGATCTCCTCGGGGGACGCCACAGGAGCTCTTTCCACCCTGGTGTCCCAGATGTGCTTCTCCAAAAGCTTCCGGGTCTCCGGGTCCATCCGAGCTATGTCGTCTGAGGAGACCTCCCCAGCGAAGAACTTCTGCGCCTGCTCCTCTGCCATGCGGTAGCGCTGCATGTTCAGTTGGTGGCTGTCCAGCCGGTTCATTCCCCGCTCGCTGGCACCCACAGCCCTATTCACAGGATGTTGAGGCGTAGGCCCCGGAATGCCCCTGTCCACTCTGCCACCTGTCTCGAACTGCTGCAGATCGGTCTCGCTCGGGCGGGGGCCCTTGTACTTCTGTCCTGAAGGAATCGCCTCATTGGGGAGCCGGGGCTTCTCTTCCCCACCAAGGTTGAGCCTCCGGTTCTCCATCCTCTGTGTGTGGTACCCGGGAGCTCGACCTCCGCCAACTGGTCCCTGCCACACATTCTGTGGGGAGGCTGCGCCTCTCTGGAGCTTCTGGGTAGCTGATGTCTTGGCGGCAGACTGAGCCCGCCTGGCAGCCAGGGCCTCCTGAATAGCCCTTCTGGACTGGAGACCTCCCCCGAGGAGAGCTCCACTAGCCTCTCCCAAAGCTGCACCTTCCAGGTCCGCAGAGGTCTCTGGGACCAACAGGTTGAGGACTCCCTCGCCTGCACCCTTCAAACCAGCTTCCAACAGGCCCTCTCCACCACGGTTCTCCAGTCCAAGGTTCTGGCGCAGCCACTGCCTCCCAGACTGCACGTTGGGGCCTTGACCTCCCCTGCCGACAGGGTTCAACGAGGGGGTGATCGCTTCCCCAAAGGTCTGCCCAGTAGACTTGAGCAGGTGCCCCAGGTAGTCCATGGAGGTCCCTCGGTCGCCCTCGGGGTTGATGTACTCCACACGACCACTATTAGTCACCTGTGGCTTGTCGGCGGTGAGACCATGCGCAGCAGCGACCAGGTCGTCCCAAAGGCCCATCTTAGCCTCCGAATGCCGTATCGACCATCGTCTGGAGCTTCTTGGAAGCGTAGACCCCGGGGTCTTCGTTCCAGAACTTCGCGTCCTGCCTCATACGGTTGCGCTGCACGTCGGTGAACTTCACTTGAACGCCCTCGCCTTCAATGTGGAGAGCCTTCTCCACGAGGGAGAGGATGTCCTTCGGGGTTTCAAGGGATCTCTCAGCCAGGCGCTGGAGCTCGGCAAGGGACTCATCCTTCAGGATGACCACTCTGGTTCCGGGGTTCACATCTCCGAAGCGCTGCAGCTGCTTCACCATGGCCTTCCCGGGGTTGGTTTTGTTCATCCCCACGTAGAGAGCGTAGAGCTCGTCGGGGATCGAGAGATTCACGACCATAGAAATCCTCCTAAACCTGAGAAGTTTACCATACTTACGCCCAATTGTCCAGGGATGGCTGCGCCATCCCTTACGCCCAATTGTCCACGACCTTGTCCTCCCACTCGGAGACCAGGTCGTCCCAGGACTTGTCCAGGATCGTGTTGAACTGGCGGACTTCGTCCAAAGGCTTGTGCCTCTGCTCGTAGAGCTTCATCCGCTCGTCCACCATATTCACGAGGTCATCCGCGTGGGCGACCTCCAGAGAGATGAAAAGGGCCATAATCCGGTCATCGTGGTACCCAGGAGCCGCTTCGAGGAACTTCCGGTTCACACCCCGCTCCCGGTCCAGGCCGGTGTTCACGTAGGTGTCGAGCTCGGACACAAATTGAGTAGAATTGATCCAGATCCTGTCCTTGATCAAGCTCTCCACGCCGCGTTCGGTCAGGAGAGGGCGTGTCCCCGGAGTGGTCCACCAACCAACCTCCATTGAGACCTTCCCGTCTGCTCTGAGGGGTCGCTTCCACCGGTAGAAGTTGGGGTACCCCCGACGGAGGAGCTCCGTCTGGGTTACGATCCCCGGGGAGCCAGGGTTGACTTCAATGGCGAGCCTCCCAGGGTAGCCATCGTAGTCAGAGTAGACCCTCCCGGCGACCTCAGCCATGTCGGCGAGGACGAGAGGAGAGACATTCCCACAGAACTCAGCAACCTGTTCATCCGGGCGGAACCTTGTCCCAACGCGTAGTACCTCAATCGCGGCGGAGTCTCCTCCCTCGATTCCATGGGATGCGTCTACTCCGAGGACGTAAGTCGCTCCTGGGTGCTTACGCTCCCAGACAAGGAACTTCTTGTCCCACTTCCCCGGCTCAGTGCTCTGCCACCACTCCTTTGCGTCGAGCTGCTTGAGCTTTTTCGTTGCCTCAGAGAACTCATACACGTCCTCAGGCGGCTTGCACTTCCTCCGGAGACTTGCCCTGACCTCCAGAGGAATCGCCCCCTTGAACCCGCTCTGGAAGGCCTCATCGGGGAAGCTCGGGAACTCCTGGTAGAAGATCTCCAGCTTGTACTCCGCCTCCGCTGCGATGCGCTTCTTCTGCCAGAAGGCGAGTTGTCCCTTCGTCAGCTCATGACCTTGCTCCCTCAGCCGCAAGGCGAGCTTGTGGGTCTCTGCATCCAGGGTGACACCCTCAGGGTCAGAGGTCCAGCTGGGACGATCATACCACGCGATGAAGACAGACTTGTAATCATTTTTGCCTGCCTCCGCTGCCTTGTAGACGTCGTGGAACCAGTTCCCCATACCTCCTGCGGCGGTAGATTCCAGAATGAGCAGAGTGTGGTGCTTCCTGGAAGAGTCGAAGGCCCACATGAGGTCCTCATCCAGGTACCCCGGGTAGAGCCAGGTGGAGACCTCCGAGATGTGGGCGAAGTCGATGGTCATGCCCTGCCCAAGAGTGGTCCTCTGATTCCCCGATCCGTACACGATGTCAGAGTCAAGATCAGGGAAGTGCAGGTTTTGCGCCTTGGGTTTGGCATCGCGCAGGGGCTTCATCCACCCCGGGAGGTTGTCGTACATCCGGAGGAGGGTCTGCCAGAGCTTCAGAGTGTTGTCCGGGTGGTCACTCCCGATGACCCCCTGGGAATTCGGCTGGAGGAAGATCATGTGGGCCCCAAGGGCCTCAGACAGGACAGTTCCTCCGATCTGGCGGCTCTTGAGGAGTGCTACTTTAACCTTTGGAGGGTATCCCCTCTCGAACTGCTCTAGCTCTGCCTCTTCGACGGTGGACAGCAACCGTTCCTGACTTGGCCAGAGGGTGGCCATTGGGATCGTACGCTTGTCGTCTGCAAGGATGTAACAGTACCTTCGAGCCCAGTATCGGAAGTCGATCTTGCAGAGGTTGAGCTCGTTGACGACGTACCTCTGATATTCCTCCGGGAGACCTTGTAGGGTTTCCGCCACTTGGCCCGCTGGCCACGCAACTTCTCTGAACTCGTAGGCATAGTCTTGAACCTCGTCTAGGGAGTACTCCCGGAGCTCCAGCCCCAGAGAGGTCTCAAGCCTCTTCCTCGTCTCCGAGACTACTCTGGGATGATACAAGGGGGGGATGCCTCTGAAGAGTGGTCCTCTGGGATTGTCTCTGATTCTCCGTCTTCACTCTCTCCGAGACTCTCTCGATCACTTCCCACCAGGTCTCCGTCAGCCCCAGGGTCTTGAATCTCGGTTTCAGGATCTCCATCTCCTTCACCAACAGTTCCGCCTGCTGGTTCAGCGTCCACAACGTCTGTGCGTCGTCCATATAGCACCTTGTCCGAAGTGTGGAGAATCCTCTCCATGAATCCACCGCCCTGACCAACCTGCACACCCACTCCGACCTGGGTAGAGACATTCACGTCCCCTCCCTTCTTGGGCTCATCGATGACCTTTCCGATCTTGAGCACCTTCTCCATGGCGAACTGCTTGTGCTTGGACGACCGAAAGCGAGTTCCACTCCCTTGGCAGGAGGGGCACTTGGAGGTCTCCTCCTTGGAGTTCACGGCCTTCTTGACCAGGCCAGTACCTACACAGGTCTGGCAGTAGACCTCTCGGTCAATGGCGTTCCTCACGAGGTCCTTGATCACCATGGGCTGATTTCGGCTTACCTCGATAGCAGCTTCGATTTTCCCCAAGGCGATAGCCCCCTCCGCGTAGAGGCGTAGAACGCGTGAGGGCTTGACCCCCGCCTCTGCCATGAGCGTAGCGAGTGACTTGTTTCTTGGGGCGCTGCTGAGCAGGGCGAGAAGCTTCTCCTCGTCGTGGGTCAGCCTCTTCCCCGTTGAGGTGAGCTTCTCTGCCAGATCCTCCCTGGAGCCCACCATCTCCTCGAACTTCCTCACGATCTTGGTCGCTGGGCTTGGTACCAGTCCGGTCATCCTCTTCACCTGAATCCTCCCCAGTTTCGGGTCCCGCTTCGTCTGGAACAGGGTGTCGTTCCTCAGAAACGGGGGGATGTGCCGCTTCTGGATCTGCCTCAGGGCGAGCTCCTTCCAGAGCTCCTTGTCCCTCCGTGGAGCTGGACCGTCCAGTTTCCATAGCTCTTCCCTCTTGTAGAGCTGGTTCAGCTCTGTTCTAGGACCAATCGTCGTCTTTGGACCCATGAGATGGCGGCTCCTCACCCTCCGGGAGTTCTATTCCAGTCCTCCCAGTGTAGGCTTCTCGGCGGAACTCCTTCTCCGCCTCTGCACGATCATCTACATAGAGTACATCAGAAACGTCCTCAGAGCCATAGGCTTCTGGGCGGGCGAGGCCGCTCTGGACCTCCAAAGCCATCGCTATACGCTCTAGAGCGAGAAGAAGTCGCTCGATCTGGACCTGGTCGGGGCTCATGGGGAGAGAAAAGTGTGGCGCAGCCCAGTGGAGGAGGAACCCGGATCAAGTGGAGGGATCGGGCTAGCCAAGGAGGGGAAACTCGGCGAGCGAAGGCTCTCACACGGCTGAGCCGCGTGCGCCCGAAACACAAGTTCACGGGTTGGACTGACCTGCGCCACGGAGGGATTATACCAC